TATATACAGTACCCGCTGGTTATTCTTTTTACCTTGATTTAGCCGAAGTAAATACATCGAATAGCTACACATCATCTAATATTGTTACTTATTCCGTTCAAGCAATTAATAATTTAACTGGTGTAAAGTTTATAGTATTACAACAACCATTTGTATCAATTTATACTGCTAATCGTTCTAGCGAACCATTTATTTATACGGAAAAAACTGATATTCAGTGGCAACTAGTTACAAGTACCGCAACAACTATTGCAGCTGGTGTAATTATTTCTGGTAAATTGATTCAAAATAACAATAATGTTGTTGGTGTTGGAAGCTAATCATGCCTCTAATTAAAAGTAAATCGGAACGTGCTTTTAAAAAGAATATCTCTGCCGAGATACATGCTGGCAAACCAATGAAGCAAGCGGTAGCAATTGCATATGCTACCCAACGTAGTGCAAAGAAAAAAGATGGCGGTGGTCTTTATGCAAATATTCATGCTAAACAAGAAAGAATTAAGCATGGAAGTGATGAACATATGCGAAAGATTGGAAGCAAGGGTGCGCCAAGTAAACAAGCATTTATTGAATCAGCTAAAACCGCTAAGAAAAAAGATGGTGGTGTATCCCTAGCCGTAGGTAGGGGCGAAAAGAAACCTACAAGCCAAGGTGCGGGTTTAACGGCTAAGGGTAGGGCTAAATACAACCGTGAAACTGGAAGCCATTTACAAGCACCCCAAGCAAAGGGTTCTAGGCATGATTCATTTTGCGCCCGCATGAAGGGTGTTGTAGAACATGCAAGTGGTGATGCGCCAAGGGCTAAAGCATCTTTAAAGCGTTGGCATTGTAAAGATGGCGGTAAAGCAAAGAAAAAATATGACATCAAGGGGTGGTAATGACTACAAGCGGAACGGTATCTACCACTGTTGTAACGGTTCAAAACCTGATTGATAGCGGTGCTAGAAGGGCGGGTAAACTTGCCGAAGAATTAACATCGGAAGAAATATTTGCATCAAAACAATCGCTTTATTATTTACTATCGAACTTAGTAAATTATGGTGTGCAGTATTGGGCTATTCAAAAGAATGTAATTGGGTTGTATCCCGACCAATACGAATATTTATTGCCCGTAGGAACAAATGATGTGTTAAATGCCAATTATCGGTATTTTACAATTAATACGCAGGGCTATAATTCTTCATCAGGAACATCTGCTAATGCCTTTGACGGTGCTTACACAAATATTTGTCAATTAACTACGAATACAGGTTATATTGGTATTAACAACGGCACACAAAACCCCATTTACATGGCGTCTGTTGGCATTCTACCTGCAATTACGGGAACGGTTAATTATCAAATACAATCATCGCAAGATGGTTCTACATGGACAACCATTGTTACCCCAACTACTACATCATGGGTAAGTGGGCAATGGATTTATAACGATTTAGACCCATCTACTAGTGCGCCTTATTGGAGAATATTGCAAACAAGCGGTACAAACATGGGTTTTTATCAAGTTAATTTTGGTTCTAATCCAACGGAAATACCAATGTTCCGTATGAACCGTGATGATTATGTTAATTTGCCAAACAAAAACTTTTTAAATAATTATCCATTGCAATATTGGTTGAACCGAACCATACCCCAACCAACAATGGTTCTATGGCCTGCGCCCGCTATTTATTCACCACAAATCGTAGCATGGTGTACACGGTATATACAAGATGTTGGCGCATTAAATGGTTCAATTGAAATACCGCAACGGTGGTATTTAGCTATACAAAACATGTTGGCGCATCAAATGGCGATGGAATTACCGCAGGTTGACCCAGCAAGAATTGCTTATTGCGAACAACAAGCTGAAAAATATTTACATATTGTGCAAGAAGAAGAACGTGATAAATCACCAATTTATTTTGCGCCAAACATTAGCGTATATACAAGATGAAATGGCTTAATACACGGGGTAATGCTGTACTTACAATTCAGGTTTGCGATAGATGCAAAATGAAGCGTGCCTACACGGATGTTCAAGAAGATGGTAATACCCCAGGGCTTCGTGTGTGTAAATTTGGGTGTATTGATAATAAAGACCCTTATCGTTTAAAAATGCGCCAACCAGAAAAGATTTCTGTAAGGTTTCCACGCCCAGATGCAAATATTGCTACTGGAAATAATCAAATCGTTACAACCCCTGGCGCACAAGATTTATTATCTTTACAAACACCATATACAGAAAATGGAAATTTAGAAGGTATCACTTATTTACCTGTGAATACGAATCCATGACGAATAAGACGATAACTGAATTACCATTAGCCACCGCTTTAATTGGTACGGAACAAGTGCCTATTCAACAAGGCGGGCTTACGGTACAAACTACCGTAGCTGCAATTGCAAACAGCCCTACCCAACAACAAACTTTTGTTACTGTAAATCAAGAACCAACCCTTGCAAATAGCCGTAGTTTAGTAGGTGGATTAGGTATAGGAACATCAACGGGTTCACCACAAGGTCAATTTTCTTTTTTCCTTAATGGCGTATCGGCATCGTTAGAAAATGCATCACAGGGAATTATTGTAAAAAATAGCGGTAGTACTGTAACTAATCGAAGCATTGTATCAACGGGTGCTGGCTTAAGTATTACAAATGCAAACGGCGTAAGTGGCAACCCAACAATAGGGTTAAATGGTTTACCTTTAGCGCTAGCTAGCTTAGGCGGTGATGGGTTTATTTCTAGCAATGGAACGGCGTTAAGTGTTAATGTATTAACGGGAACAACTAATCAAATCAGTATTGCGGGGGGAGATGGTTCATCTACCCCAACCTTTAGTATTGCAAATAACGCAGTATTTCCTGGAAGTGGTTCAGTTACATTACCAAACGGAACAACCGCACAAAGGGTTGGCAGCACGGGTGCAATTCGATACAACACTAGTAGCGGTACATTTGAAGGTTTCAATGTTTCTGGATGGCAATCATTTTCATTAACTGGCGGTGTTACAACCTTTCAAACAAACTTATCGGGATTAACACCAAGTTCACCTACAGGCGGGATAGTAACCCTAGCTGGCACGCTTAATCCGTCTTCTGGCGGTACAGGGGCTACTACTTTAACGGGGTATTTAATCGGTAATGGAACAAGTGCGTTTACCGCTAGCACAACTATTCCAACTACCGATTTATCTGGAACAATATCCAATGCGCAATTAGCGAATTCAAGCATTACGATTAATTCTAATACCGTAAGTTTAGGTGGTTTGGTTAATGTTGGAACAATTACATCGGTATCTGGTACTGCGCCGATTCAATCTAGTGGCGGAAATACACCTACGATTAGTATTACACAAGCAAGTGCAAGCACAAGTGGATACTTATCATCAACCGATTGGAATACTTTTAATAACAAACAGCCTTCAGGTTCTTATGTAACTTCGGTAGGTGCAACAAGCCCAGTATCATCTAGTGGTGGTACAACCCCAACAATTTCAATGTCGGTTGCAACCGCATCTAATAATGGTTACTTAACATCATCCGATTGGAATACTTTTAACAATAAAGGCTCTGGAACGGTAACTTCGGTATCGGGTACGGGTTCTGTAAACGGTATTACGCTTACGGGAACGGTAACAACTAGTGGAAATATTGTGTTGGGTGGGGCATTATCTAATGTAACCAATTCACAATTACAAAATAGTTCTATCACTATTAATAGCACAAGCATATCACTAGGTGGTAGTGCAACCATTACAGCGAATACTCCTAATGCGTTGACAATAGGAACGGGATTATCAGGCACAAGTTTTAACGGTTCTTCGCCAGTAACGATTGCAATTGATTCAACCGTAGTCACGTTAACAGGTACGCAAACTTTAACAAACAAAACGCTGACAAACCCTATAATCAGCACAATTAGCAATACAGGCACGCTAACATTGCCAACATCTACAGATACTTTGGTAGGGCGTGCAACAACCGATACACTAACAAATAAAACAATTGCAGCTGCTTCAAATACAATTTCTGGATTAACGAATAGCAATTTAAGTGGAACGGCTGGAATTACAAATGCCAATCTTGCTAATTCAAGCATCACAGTAAATAGCACATCAATATCTTTAGGCGGTAGCGGAACAATTACGGCTAATACACCAAATGCTTTAACTATAGGTACAGGTTTAAGCGGAACATCTTTTAATGGGTCATCAGCAGTAACGATTGCTATATCAAATACAGGCGTAAATGCAGGAACATATGGCTCGGCTTCGGCAATACCGTCTGTTACGGTGAATGCACAGGGTCAAATTACATCTATTACGACAAATGCATTAAATTCACCCGCATATCAAGGCACATGGAATGCATCTACAAATAGCCCAACTTTAACATCTAGTGTAGGTACGAATAATAATTATTATGTTGTATCAACCGCAGGAACAACAACTTTAAATGGTATTTCTTTATGGTCGGTAGGTGATTGGGCTATTTTTAATGGCACAACAAGTGCTTGGGAAAAGATTAATGGTAGTTCATCGGAAGCATTTACAAGTTTGACCGTTACAGGTTTGACTGGTTATATGTATGCTAATGGCACAAGTGCGGTTACAGCATCTACAACGATTCCTACAACTTCTTTAAGTGGAACGATTACAAATGCACAATTGGCTAATTCAAGTATTACAGTCAATAGTACTTCTATATCATTAGGCGGAAATGGAACTATAACAGCTGCAAACCCTTTCGCTTTAACAATCGGTACGGGGTTAAGCGGGACAAGTTATACGGGTGCTTCGGCGGTAACAATTGCGATTGCAAGCACAACGGTAACTGCAGGTTCATATGGTTCGGCAAGTAGTGTTGCAACATTTACGGTAAATGCGCAAGGGCAATTAACTGCTGCAAGTAGCACATCTATTGCAATAACAAATACACAGGTAAGTGGGCTAGGAACAATGTCCACGCAAAACGCAAATAGTGTAGCAATTACTGGAGGAAGTATTGATGGAACACCAATCGGAAATACAACTACAAGCAGCGGGAAATTTACTACGTTAAATGCAACATCTGGTATTTCTGGCGGTGGATTTTAATAGAATAGTTATATAATTAAACAAAAGGAGTTAGATATGTCGCAGAGTGGGTACACACCAATTTTAATCTATGCAAGTGGCACGACAGGCAATACGCCTAGTGCTGCAAATTTAACTTCTACATCTACAGGTGCAGAGCTTGCGCTTAACTATTTTGATGGAAAATTGTTTTATAAAGATGCGTCAGGTAATGTTCAAGTATTGGCATCTAAAGCAGGCAATATCAACGTATCATCTATTAGCTTCGGCACAACAGGCTTAACACCTAATACCGCAACCACAGGTGCAATTACCGTTGCAGGCACATTGATAACAAGCAATGGCGGAACAGGTTTATCGAGCTACACAGCAGGAGACTTACCTTACTATGCGTCAGGTACAGCCTTATCTAAACTTGCTATTGGTACAGCAAACTACATACTGTCATCTTCAGGAACAGCACCTCAATGGGTAAACAGCATTAACATTGGCTCAGGAACATTTAGCTCTATTACCGACTCAGGACTTACAAGTGGTCGAGTAACTTACGCTGGTACAAGTGGATTATTACAAGATAGTTCTAATCTTACTTTTAACGGAACAACTTTAACGGCTAATACACTTAATTTAACTAATGCTCTTGGTGTTGCTTATGGTGGCACAGGATTAACAACATTAACATCAGGATATATTCCTTATGGAAATGGCACAAGTGCGTTTAGTTCTGCAAGTACATTGAGTTATTCTTCAACAAGTGGATTAACTGTTAATGGCATTACGCAATCATATAACACTACTTTATATAACGTAGATGGTACTTTATCCAATTATGCGTCAAACAATTCTGTTTATTTAAATGGAAATGCTGCTGGTGCTTTGCAATTGCGTGGTGATGGTACAGGAGCACAACAAGTAATAATTAAAGGTGGTAGTTCATCATATATAAGTATAAATACTGCTAGTACAGAAGTTGCTAGGTTTACATCTGCTGGCTATCTAGGAATAGGTACAAGTAGTCCTAGTTATCCATTAGATTTAGGTGCAGGAACGGCACAAACAACATTTAGGATTAATTCTTTAGGGACTTCAGGATATGGTCCATATATTCGTTTTGATAAAGCAAGCGTACAGAAAAATTTAATTGGTTCTTATTCTGCAATTATTTCAGGAACAAGCGATGATTTAGCGTATTGGTCTGCAACTGGTGCAGGTCATCAATGGATTGTCAATAATGGTGGCTCTGCATCAATGACGCTTGATTCATCAGGCAATCTAGGACTTGGAGTTACTCCTAGTGCATGGGCAAGTGGATATAAAGCACTACAAATAAATTCTACAGGTTCTATTGCTTCTGCCGCAACTTATACATCATTAAATGATAATTTCTATCTTAATACTTCATTTAGTCCAATATATCTCACAAGTAGTTATGCAACACGATATATTATGAATAATGCTGGTGGTAGTCATCAGTGGTTTATAGCACCATCAGGAACAGCAGGAAACGCTATAACATTTACCCAAGCACTCACATTAGACAACTCAGGAAACTTGCTTTTAGGAACTACAAGTTCACCAAGTGGTTCAAATCAATTAGTTGTTGCTGGTAATATTTTTAAATCAACAGCATCAAATTCTTCAGTAGCAACTGCAACAAATACAACAAATACTGTTCTTGCTGGAGCTACTACTGGTACTTATTTAGTAACTGCAAATTCAAATATTAGTGGTTCTGTTGTTATTGGCGGTATGGCTATGGTAACTATTTATTATGATGGTTCAACTGGAAAAGCAGATATTCAATCTATGTCTACAAAAAACTTTACTTGGTCGTCAATAACATCTGCAAATAATTCAACTAATGGAACTATTACATATCAACAAACAAGTGGATTTACTGCATCAACAGTTACACTTTGTGCTGTAAAACTTTGCTAAATATAAAATTTTAATATGAACATTACTCAAGAAACTGTTAAACATTATTTTGAATTTAAAGATGATTGTCTTTATTGGAAAAATGTTGTTCATCTAAATCAATCAAAATTAATAGGTCAAAAAGCTGGTTTTATTCATCCTACAGGTTATCGTCATATTACATTTATGGGAAAGCAACACAAAGCACATAGGTTAATTTGGTTATATGTTTATGGTTATTTTCCTAAAGAAATAGACCATATTAATGGTGATAGAAAAGACAATAGATTAGAAAACTTGCGTGAAGTTACTCGTAGTCAAAATCAATTAAATAAATGTTTAGCAAAAAACAATACATCAAGAACAAAAGGTGTATCTTGGCATAAAAAAAGTAAGTCATGGACTGTTCGATTATCTGTTGATAAACAATCTAAAAACATAGGTTATTTTAAAGATTTAGAATTAGCCGAGCTTGTTGCCATTGAAGCTCGTAATAAATATCATGGTAATTATACAAAGATAGGAGTTTAATATGTCAGCAACAATTAACTGGACTATTGATTGGATGGACGCATCTACACAAACCATTAATGGTCATTCAGAAGTAGTATTAACAGCAGGCTGGAGATGCACAGGTACAGAATCAAATACAGCAACTCCACCAGTAGAATTTACAAACAGCGTATATGGAACTTGTACATTCCCTGAGCCAGCAGAAGGTGGTTCATTTACGCCATATTCTCAATTAACGCAATCACAAGTTGTTGGATGGTGTTGGTCAAACGGCATTAATCAAGAAGCTACTGAAGCTGCTGTAAACACTAATTTAAACAATTTAATTAATCCAACAGTAACACAGCCACCGTTGCCTTGGGTTCAGTCTTAATTTTAGGGTAAGCCATCAGCCCTTTTTGGTGGCAATTTTTTAGGATATTAAAAAATGGAAAAAATAGCATTAACAACTGATTTAATTAACGGCATTCTTCAGTATCTTGGTTCTAGACCTTTTGTTGAAGTTGCGGGATTAATTAATGAGATTCAAAAACAAGCAGGTGAGCAAGGTGCAACTCCTGTACAGCAAGAAATATTAGATACAAATCCACCAACCACAACCCAATAAGGAGTGTTTATGGACTTACTGAAGAAAATTGAAGAAACTGCAGAAAAGATTGTTCATCAAGTTGAATCAGCACTTGGATACAACACTGACCACGGGGATATTACCCGTGTAAAGGTTGATGAAACTCCTGCGGTTGTAGCACCGCCTACAGTTGAAACAACACCTTCTACACCTGAAGCTCCTGCGCAATAATGGATATGGATGCAATCATCGCCGATACAGATAAACGATTATCTGTTCATGAAGCTAAAGGACCAGTTTCGTTTGTTGGTAAATTGTTTACTAAAGAATCTGTAAGTGAATATATGTCTTATGACCCTGAAACTGGCAATTTTTTACGTTTAAAAACGTCAGGGTCAAAAAAAATGGGTGAAAAAGTTGGGTACAACAATGGAAGATATTTGGAAATAAATGTTTTTGGGAAAAAAACAAGAGGACATAGATTGGCATGGTTTTTAACTTACGGCTATATGCCTAAAATTATTGACCATATTAATGGTAATGGTCTTGATAATAGATTAAGTAATTTAAGGGAAGTAACTCAACAAGAAAATTGTCATAATATAAAAAAATTGCCTAATCATAATACAACAGGATATATGGGTGTTTCATATTACAAAGCAGGAAAAAAATATTCCGCACACATAAATATAAACGGAAAGAAAAAACATTTAGGTTATTTTATAACGGCGTTAGATGCTCATAACGCTTATTTAACAGCAAAGAAAAAATATCATCCATCATGTCCGAATTAAAATATACTGAAATAGAAGCCAATTTTATAACGCATGAAAAAATTTGCGAAGAACGCTATAACGCTATTTTAGAATCCTTTGCGAAGGGTACTAAGCGCATGGAACGTATTGAATATTTGTTATATGCGGTGATTGTATCTATCTTTTTTGGTAAAGATTTTTTAGTTGAAACGGTAAAACACTTATTCAAATGAAATGCCTGATATTAACCCGATTGCCGAAGGAGCAAAGTCTTTAGCAGATAGCCTTGAGCAAAGTCGGGAGGCTGGGAAGAAATTAACCAAAAGTATTGAAAACATCCAACGAGATGGAACAGAAGTTGCGTTACAAGAATTAGAAGCAAGAAAGAAACATAAGATTCACGAAGAGTCGATGGAAAACTCTATGATATATAGAGCAATCCAAGAGTATAAAAATCAAAGTGCCATCATTCAAGCTGAGAATGAAGCTGAAAAAGAGTTTAAAGCTAAATATGGTGCAAAAGAATGGTCAAAAGTTTTAGAGTTAAAAGCGGTAGTAGAGAAGGAACATCAGGAAAGTAAAAAGTATTACGGGCATAAACTTGAAGATGTAAGAAGGGTGCAGTTTTATTGTTGGTTCGCTGCCTTTATTATCACGTGTTTGCTGTTTTACTTTAATTTAGTATGACATGGGCAACCTATTGGTTTGTTGTTTATTTGGTTGAATTGTTAATTTGGGCATATGTGGTTTATTTGCATTTTGAAGAAAAGTTACATAAGAAACCTAAAGTAAAGTTTCCTGTGGAGCATAAAGTAATTGTTCGAACAAAGAAAGATATTGTCCGTGGATGATGAACTGTTTAAATGGTGGACAATGATGGCATTAATTTGTATGATGTTAATTATTCTTCTAAAGGATTGATATGGCACTTGACCCCATTTCTGCTGCGTTAGATTTAGGCAATACGCTTATTACACGCATTTTTCCTGACCCTGAACAGCAAGCAAATGCAAAGCTTGAGTTGTTAAAATTACAACAATCGGGTGATTTAGCAACCATGACCGCTCAAACAGACATTAATAAGGAAGAAGCAAAAAGTGCATCATTATTTGTATCGGGATGGCGACCTGCGATTGGTTGGGTATGTGCGTTGGCATTGTTCTACCAATATTTATTAAAGCCATTAGCATCAAGTTTATTACCTGCTTTTGGAATCCAAGTACCACCATTAGTTGGATTGGATGACAATTTGTGGCAACTTATGATGGGTATGTTAGGTATGGGCGGATTAAGAACATTTGAAAAGGTACAAGGAGTAGCAAGCAAATGAATACTAAAGACCACGTAATGTTGATTGCTTCATGGTCACTTGTTTGTGTCATTATTGCCATGTTGTTAATGTTTGGATTTGCTGTAATTGACCCAAATGTAGATGATACAAAAGTTTTTGAGATTATTGGACCTGCTTTCCAAACGATTGTTGGAGGATTTATTGGTTTGATTACAGGCATTAAGATAGGTGAAAAAGATGAAGGATAACTATCAAACAGCATTAGCTCATGTATTAAAAAGTGAGGGAGGTTGGAGTGACAACCCTCAAGACCCAGGGGGGGCTACTATGAAAGGGATTACGTTTGCTGTATTTAAGGAATGGAAGCGTAACCCACATTTAACTAAAGATGATTTAAGGAATATAAGCGACCAAGATGTTCACGACCTTTACAAGCAATTATATTGGGATAAAGTACATGGTGACGA